AGTGAGGCCAACAATAGGCGAATGCAGCAGTTGGCCCGTGGCCAGAACGTTGACGGTGTTGACGTTGCTAGCGTTGTAAATGAACCAGAGAAACACTAACAGTGTGAGTCACACAGTCATGAAAAAAGTTACAGGGTTTATGACATCCGATGGCGGGTTCTTCGATAAGGAAGAAGAGGCTGAGTTCGCAGAAGCAGAGGACCTGTTGGTTAGGCACTTACACGAGCAGAGGTTGAAGTCCACAGATCGCTTCCTTGAATTGTTGGTCAACTCAGCAACAGCAGTTAGGAGATATCTCAATGCCTACGAAGCGGTCAATCACGGGACTCCCCCACGAAATGATCCAAAGCGAGAGGGAGGAGATGACATCGGAGAGGGGGCATACATCGATGCTCAAGGTGATCTCGATCAAGAAGACGACACCACTGCAGAAGACGAAGCTGAAGGCGTATTCGAACTCCCGCCTGGAGTCCGTGAACCAGTGCCCGATGTGGGGCGTCATATCAAGCCAACGCCGATACGACAGCAACGCCCGGTCAATGGCCCTAGAGGCAGGCGAAGTAATGCATCAAGTGTTCGCGACGACTAGGGTATGGCAGTTGTTTAATGTGGACAAGAAGCCGAAACATGCCATGTATACTGGTGAGCGCATCTTTGGATATAAGCGGTGGCATGACTGTGTTGACCAAGTGAAGGGCTTAAGGTTGAAGGGTACAGACTTCTTCAACGCTGGGGATTGGGGCGTTCTCAGGGAACACTTACTAGAACTCAACTTCGCAATCTTAGCTTCCTCCGGCTTTGTGGATAACCCAGATGACTCCGTTAGGACACTCGAAAATATGCAACTGGCCACCATTGTTTATATCGATGAGTGTCTACCGAAGATGGAGAATTGGCCCATCTACGTGGAGGATGATAAAGACCCACGCAGCTTTGTGGGTATTGAGCAGGTATTTGATGTGGTCGTTACGTTTGAAGATGGAAAGGAAGTCAGATATATCGGTACCGTTGATGGACTTGTGCATCACGTTAAATTTGGCCATGCTCCTGTTATGGACGAGAATAAAACAGCGGCAAGGCTTGATGCGGGATGGCGTGCTAAGTGGGAGCTTTCACATCAGATCAGTGGATACTGCTATGCGGCATCTATCATCTTTGGTTTCCCGATCGTCAGGTCCAGGGTCACAGGCGTGAAGATCAAACCGACATATAGGGGGGAAGATGTGTATGTTGTGGAGCCATTGGTCAGAGATGAGGAAACGTTCGAGACTTGGGCCGCTTGGTTTCGGCACACGGTTGATATGTACGAGCAGTACATTGGTGATTTTGAACGAGCGCCAAGGTACACACATTCGTGTAACAGATACTTTCGACCGTGCGCACTCATACCATTCTGTTGCGACAGTAAGGAGGGCAGGCAAATCCAATTCAAAGAGATGATACCAGCAGATAAGAGTCCCAGTGAACGCGCAGTAATGGAGGGTTGAACATGCACAAGAACCCATATGAGCGGGCAGGCCAGTGGTACTTTTCTGATGAGACTGGCGACGAGGACGGCCCGTATAAAAGTGAGATGTTAGCCAATGTTGCGATGTTATTGTACGGACATTGGCTAACCACAGACGAAGAGTACAAAATTGTTCGCGTAATTGATGGCAAAGTAGTGGAGGACAAGTGATGTCTATGCGGACGCAGGCCATGATCGATGCAGTGATCAAGAAGTTGGCCACTGCAACATTGGGAGGGAATAAGAACGTCATAGGCATTATCGAGGATGCCATCGAAGACTTGAAGGCTTTGAAGCGCGAAGACATGAAGAGGGAGAACTAAGATGGCACGACGAAATGAGAAGGTTGCCAACTTCATTGACATCGACATCGATGAGATTGTGCGTGACGAGTCAACTGATCTGGCAGTTCTAGTCAGGATTGATAAGGATCAAAAATGGATACCGAGAAGCATCATAGAGAAAATGGAACCGAAGCAGATCACAGTGCAGGAGTGGTGGGCTGTGAAGGAAGGCTTTGTGTGAGTCACACAGATTTTAAGCAGTGCGGTAAGTTGTGTTGTATAAAAACTGGAGTGTGCTGTGGGTGTTGCAAGAAGGGCTATCAAGGTCGGTCCATACATCGCGCAGCCTGCCGAGGAAGCTGGTTCCAGGATGGCAATATTCCTTTGGGGTCCAGCGACTGTTGGCAAAACGACCTTTGCAGCCACAGCGCCGGGGAACAAGTTGTGGTTATCTCTCGGTGACAATGAACACATGAGCATTGCCCATAGACGTGATGTTCATGTGCTCAAGCTCTATGACCAAGCGTTGCCAGAACTGTTCAAGCATGCACAAAGCGATGATCCGTTTGGTCTTGATAAGGCGTTAGCAGAGAATGAGGACATCCAAACTGTTGTGTGTGACTCAGTAACTGCCTTGGCATTCAGGGCGTTGCAGAAGGCAGTAAGAGATGGCATTGGTGCAGGTAAAGAGTTCAGGCCGACTATGGAGATGCCAGGAGTGTCAGCCTATGGTGGTAGGAATGGCATCGTTTTAGAAGTGTTGACCGGGTTGCTTAGGGTCACGGCGAAGCACAATGTTCATTTCATTGCGACAGCACACGAAGACGATGCCACTACTAAGAAGGATGATAGAGGCAACGACATTATCGATTATGTTACTGTCATGTTAGGCGGCAAGCTCGTAAACAATATGTCGTTTAGGTGGTCAGAGATTTGGCATTTGTCTCAGGACACCAATGCAGAGGCTAAGCGGAGGCTGGCAATTAGACCAGTGCGATACCGTAGGCCGATGAAGACTAGAATGTTTACCAGTTCAGGCGAGAAGGAGTTCATTTTGAAGTATGATGCAAACAAACCAGACAAAGGTCAGATGACAATCGCAAGGTGGTACCACGAATGGGAACAAAACGGATATCAAAAGTTGGAGGTGCCGAAGTGATCTACGAAGCCTGCTCAGTGTGTGGCAAAGCAGTCAAACCTGAACACGGGTTTCGTGTTGATGGCAACCGTGTGAGTCACATAGACTGCATGGCGCCCAAGGCACAAGATAAAGTTGGTCCTACAATCACAACGGTCCCGACTAGAGAAGGCGGTGAGCGTTGGGACGGGATCAAGATGGACTCCTGATCGGGGGAGTTAATATATAAGTGTAGGTGGCCGATCCCACCCACTGTACAGGAGAGAGTTGGTATGGCTAAAGCACAAGCACAAGACGATGAAGCCCAGGAAGATGTGGACATCATCGAACTTGAAGACAGCCTTGCCGACGTTGAGAAGCCGAAAGAGCTTCGCCCTGGCGTCTACCTCGGTGAGGTGCAGGATGTCCAGAAGCAAACGTCTGGAAAGGGAAATCAGTATTACGCCATCAAGATCGTTATTGCGCCGGATGAAGTACCGGCCGATACACGAGATGATTTCCCAGATGGCGTCATTCTCTATTGGAACCGTCAAGTTGTTCCGAAGAAAGGAGACCGTCGCGCTCTATTCAACATGCGTAAGTTGTACGAGGCGATGGGCTTGAGTTCCAATGTGACGGTGATTGACACCAGTGAATGGATGGGGTGTCAAGTGCGTGTTCGTGTTCGTCACAAGCCGTGGGAAGGAGAGTTGCGTGCGGAAATCCAGTCGCTCGAAGCGGCAGAGGCTCCTGCACGTGGCACAAGCAAGAGAAAGCCACAGGATCAAGAGGAAGACCAGGAGGAAGATGAGGGCGATGCTGCGCCAGCGCGTGGCAGAAAGCCTGCTGGGAAGCCGAAGGGTCGTGGTCGATAGAAGCGACTACTGGTGAAGTCGGGTCCTGTGTGACTCACACAGGACCCATTCACTCACAAGGGAGAAGTAACATGACTTTCGACAAGGAACTGAGAAGACAACGCGATATGGAACTTGAAGAGAAGTTGAAAGAGCAGCGTGAAGGTGCTGAGAGACAGCGTCACGGTGTGTTTGCAGGAGGAGGAGCAGGAGCACCCATGGAGTCTGACGCCGCAGGCTATGGAAGGATCCAAGGCAATCAAACAGATGTAGCTAACCGTGTTATGGATAAGCGTGTATGTCAACAGCTGCTCCATGTACGTGCTAAGGAGTTGCAACAACAAGCAGCAGGTATGCAACGTCTTGCCGAACTTATTAGTGCAGCAGGTGACTACGACTACCAGTTATTTACAGCACTGTTGACTATGCTGGATCGACGCTAACAGACGGAGGCTCTCGTGTTTGAAAGTAGATATACAGTAACGGTCAACCTACGGGAGCCTCCTAAAAACGGCACAGCCCAATTGGTGTGGCGTTGTCAGGCTGTCGATAGGAACCTCGTGACGAAGGCAGCAAAGCTATTGGGCATCTCTGTCAATAGCTTTATGCGGGCAGCAGTAATACAGACGGCACAGCAGGTGTTGGAGATAAACGAGCCAGCAAAGAAGAGTAAGGGTGTCTCAGTTGATCACGTCACGAGGTTACTAGTTAGTCCAGAGTTACCGCCAGGAGTAAAGCGATGAAGGCAGTTGCAAAGGTGTCCGTCCCGGAACGTCGTCTTAGTCTTGAACAACAACACGCTGTGGAAGTGTGTTGTGATCTAAAGAATACAATTGCAGGAATTACCGGAGGTGCAGGCACTGGTAAGACCTTAGTCCTTGGTCATGTGTATCGACAGTTAGTTGGTCTAGGTATCAAGACAGTTCTGGCTGCTCCTACTGGGCGTGCAGCTAAGCGCGTACAGGAGTTAACGGGCATTCCGGCTAAGACCATTCACAGGCTGTTGGAGTTTCCCATGCCTGATGATCCTCACGATACGCCAGTGGAATTGATGAATGAACCGAGGCGTAATCGAATGATGCCATTAGAAGAGAGAGTTGTCATTGTTGATGAGTCGTCCATGATAGGACCCACGCTACACGGTCAGTTAATGGATGCACTACGTAAGGATGGAGCTATCAGGTTCTTTGGTGACAACAATCAGTTGCCTCCTGTAGAAGAGGGAACACCGCCGTTCATTGAGACGTTGTTAAGGTTTCCAGCGGTTGAACTCATGTACAACTTTCGTAGCGACGATGCCATTGTGTCTAACGCAATGCGCATCCTACAGAGTAAGATACCGTTTCGTAATGATAGGTTTGTGATCATCTACGACGAGAACCCACTGGCCTACATGCTCAACATGACACGAGGACTAAAGGACTTCGCAGATGACAGCCATCAAATCATCATGCCAACTAGGCGTGGTAAATACGGAACCATGCGCATCAATCCCTCATTGCAGTTACGTTTCAATGGCAAGGGGCCTCTATTGCTTCTTGAACGATACGATCCAAAAGAGCCAAAGCTTGCCGTTAGAAAAGGAGACAAGTTCCTTTGGATCAAAAACGACTACAAGTTGAATATGTTCAATGGTGAACTAGGGCGTATCGCAGGACTCGATGTCGAGGATGGTGAGTTGGCACTAAAGACATCTGATCGTGCAGGTGATGTGATAGTTCCTGCACGACTAACAACGTATAGCTCATATCATAAAACTGTTATCCAGTACGATCCCAGGAAGCAGATCGAGTTGGGCTATGCAATCACGACGCATAAGGCACAAGGATCAGAGTTTGATACAGTCATCTACTGCATAGCAAGAGGACATTCATGGCTCCTAAACAAGAGGAACTTCTATACCGCCGTTACAAGGGCAAAAAACAAAGTTATCATTATATCAGACAAGAGAGCTATGGGCCTTTCCATGGGAGCCCCACGGCGATCAGATTGATAAGGGCTGTCGTAGTCGGTGTGTCGATGGGACTGCTTGGTGGGTTTAGTGTTCCAGTGTTGATGTGGATAAGGGAGTTAGTGCGATGAGTGTGAGTCACACAAAACCAATCAAATACGTAGTACTCAACGGACCGCCCAGCACAGGCAAGTCCACAATAGCAGTTGAATTGTGTCGAGACTTGAACCAAGCGTTGGGAGGAAAGATCATAGCTCCTAAGGTCATCACTGACTCATTTAGTGCCCCACTCAAGCACTTTTTCGCTGCGGCACTGGCAGAGCCTTATGGCTTCGCAGATAAGGAGAAGGCACGACCAGAACTTAGTGGGTTCAGCATGCGGCAGTCACTTATCATGCTCGCTGAAGATCACTGCAAGAAGGTCTACGGACCAGACATCTTCGCTAAGTGGCTCATGTACAGAGTTTTAAAGAAGCCTCACATGCGTCCTGAGTTTGTGATCATTGACGACGGTGGCTTTCCTGAAGAGATAGATGCACTACCTAATCCATTCGTTGTTTGGGTACGTCGTCCTGGTAAGACATTCAGTGGCGACTCTCGGGGATGGTATGATAAGCCAAGCTATACGTTATTGAACGATGGCGATATGGCAGCGTTGTGGTCGAAACTAAAGGCACTAACTGGGCATTTGTTGGGGGGTCCGTCATGGCGAAACGAGCCATAAGCATTGAGTTACTACACGAACAGTTTAGGTCCCACGCAGATGATATGGGACTCAACACAGAGGTGCTGTCAGATGGCCCGATCAGTGCCGAAGTCGTGTTTATTGGAGAGGGTCCTGGAGAGACTGAGTGTCGAAGACGCAAACCATTTGTTGGTGGCTCAGGTAAACTTATGTGGGAGGGTGCGGCCAGATGGGGTCTGCGTCCTGAAACGGTCTATGCTACGAATGTCGTCAAGCGTCAGATCAGCCTATCGAGTAAGGGCAACGAAAAGCACGTCGTCTTGAAGGATGAGTTGGACAAATGGATCGACTTGACCCAATGGGAACTGTCGCAGCTTCCGAACGCGAAGGTTATCGTTTGTTTAGGGAACTATGCAATCCAGGCTGTCTTGGGATTGGACAAAATAACCAAGTGGCGAGGGTCAGTGCTTCCGCTGGAGTTGCCGAATGGGAGGAAGGGTCACGCAGTATGCACGTTCAATGCTGCGTTTCTAATGGGCGATCGCGAGCCACGTTTCGAACCTATATTTATAAAAGACCTGCAACGAGCCAAACATCTGTTAGATGGAACATTCAGGCCACACTTGATCGAGGAGATTATCAACCCATCCTATAAGGAGTCGATGGCTTTCATCAGAGAGTTGAAACATACAAAGCGTCCAGTGTCCTATGATATAGAGGCAATCAATTATGAGATGGCTTGCATCGGCTTGTCGAATAACCCTCATCGCGCTATGTGTATTAACTTTCGTGATCATAAGCGCAATCGTTTTACGACAGGCGAAGAAGTCAACATCTTGTATGCAATCCAAGACCTGTGTGACTCACACAAGATGATCGCCCAGAATGCACAGTTCGACGCCTACTTCTCCTGGATGCATCAACTGCTACGCACTGACTTTTGGTTTGATACTCTACTGGCACACCATGCGTTGTATCCTCTACTGCCACACAGCCTTGCGTTCCTTGTGTCTCAGTATACAACGCATCCGTATTACAAAGGAGATGCCGAGTCGTGGCGTGACGGTGGAGAGATCGATACGTTCTGGAAGTACAATTGTAAAGATGCAGCACTGACATACGCATGTTATGAAAAGTTACATAATCAGATCATGAAGCAGGGTATGGCAGATGTCTTTTTCGATCACATTATGCGTGCACATCCTCATCTGTATCGTGCTACTGTGCATGGCATTAATACTGATATGAGTATGAAGGAGATCATCAAGGATCAAGTAACGGCAGAGGTGGCAGTCGCCGAGCAGAAGTTCTATGACATCGTTCAAGAGATGACAGGTGACAAAGAATACTTCCCAAACCCTAACTCGCATCATCAAATGCGTGACTTGTTCTTCACGCGGTTGAAGCTGGAAGGTCGTGGTGTCTCTACGGACGAAGATAATCGCAAGGTGATAATGGCCAATGTTAAAACACCGCCGTTGGCCAAAGAGATGTTGGTCTCCCTAGATGTGTTCAAAGAGAAGGACAAATTCCGTGGAACCTATGCCGAGTCGCGTGTGTCCCCTGACAATAGATTTAGGTTCGAGAATAAACAATTTGGAGTTAGCAGGGCTCCTGGCCGTTTGTCTTGTTCTCAGCTCCTTGTCGAGAAAGAAGGTGGAAACATACAAAACCAGCCCATGCAAGCGAGAGGGATGTACGTTGCTGACCCAGGGTGCGTGTTGTTGTATTTCGACCTTGCCCAGGCAGAGGCACAAGTAGTTTCGTTTAGAGCAGATATACCAGTTTGGAAAGAGCAATTCGCTAGAGCAAAGAAGGATGGAAGCTATGACTGTCACAGGGCACTCGCCTCGCAAATGTTCAAAAGTCCGTACGATCAGGTTCCAACAAAAGATTGGGACAAAGAGCTACGCCCAACCAAAAGATATGTGGCGAAAAGATGCAGGCACGGCCTCAACTATCGAATGGAGCGATTTCGGTTGTCGCAGGTTACAGGTCTCCCATACCATGAGAGCGCACGTGCCTTTGCGTTATATCACAGCATTACGCCGGAGCTTCGCAAGTGGTGGGCCGCTGAGGAAGAAGGTTTCCGTGAAACGCATGCGATCTACAATCCGTTTGGACGTAGGCTCAAAGTTATACAAAGGATCGACGACTCAGTACTGGACTCAATTATCGCTTACTATCCGCAATCCACCATTGGCGATAAGATCATTCAAGTCTGGTATCAATGCGAAGAAGATGACGATTGGCCCATACCTGAGCAGGCAAGGATCGGAATTGATGTGCATGATAACTTGGTTGCGATATCGACTCCTGCAAAAGCCAAGACTTGTTTGAAGATCATGAAGAAGTATGCCGAGTCAGATATCTTTATTCAAGACGTATACAACAGGAGGAAGCCAGAACCGTTAGGAGTGCCTGCGGAGTTAAAGATGAGTTATCCAACACTGTGGTCAAAGGAAGATAATAAGTTTGTGGAGCATTCAAAAGGGCTGCACAGATGGAGTGAGATGAAGGTGGTGAAGCTATGACACGAGATTGGCAAAGTGCTTTAGTGGACTATCTGATCGAAGGTGGCCTACTTGGTTACAAATGGTCAGACATCACGGCCAAATTCGACGCTTACGCAACAGCGTCTATGATAGAGGCAGAGCTAACGTTTTTGGCTGCTGATGATAAGGCACAGAAGTTCAAGATACCCGCGATGGGCCGACGCGGGGGAAGAAGTTATACGGTCTGGAGAGCGACAACAAGGATAATGGAGCATATGTCATGAAGCTTACCGATACACAGGTTGCGGCGATCTGTCACAACGCAAATAAGACCTATTGCGAAACCATAGGCGACTTCACACAGGCAGAGTGGACAGAGGCACCTGATTGGCAACAGATTAGTGCCGTCAAAGGAGTTGTGTTCAATCGAGCAAATCCCGAGGCACCACCAAGCGCTAGTCATGAGTCGTGGCTCAAAAATAAGTACGAAGAGGGATGGAAATGGGGTCCAGCAAAGAATGAGAACTTGAAGACCCATCCCTGTTGTATGCCGTTCGGTGATTTGCCTTTAGATCAACAACGCAAAGACAAGCTGTTCAAAGCAATTGTGAATGCACTAGCTGTGTGAGTCACACACTATTGCGGTAAGTCCACAGCCGGCACTGTCGGGTCTACAGGTTGTCCCTGTAGACCCATTTTGTATGGGTCTAGGTCCTTTAGCGTAATGGGTTTACCGAGTCGCTGAGAGAACTCAGACTCAACTGCCCTGATCTGTGTCAAGATTACACGGGCTGCGTCCTGCCTAATCCTCTCATAGAAGTTACGCACTGCACGAATGTTGTCAGGATCGATGTTATTTTTCTTTAGGAATGCGAGTTGCGCAGGCTTGTCTTCCATTTGTTCTTGCCATGTAACGTTGTTGCCTTCGTTGACCTTGCGAATGCCTTTGAGATGATCGGTTGCAAGACGATATCTATCCCACAAGGATTGAAATCCAATGGCACCTGTTGGTTCTCCTTTGCGTGTCACAGTAGCGTCTTTCATCAACTTGTTATGTAACTCTTCCATGAACATTATGTATAATGGGTTTTTGGGCTGTGGTTGTTCAATGCCAGCCGGCTCAGATGGAGGACGCTCGCCTAGCTTCTCAACAGCAGCAGCGGCACCTGATTGCGATGGAGGCTTAGTTCGTAGTAAGCCTTCGTTGGCAGTCATTTGTTTGTAGAACCGATCAAGCTGACTGAGTTCTTTTTGTTTCTTGAACAACTCCTCGGTGATAGCATTATTGCCTGTCATCGGAGGATGCATGTTCACAATGTCGCGAACGACAGGAGTCTTTTCTACAACACGGCGCACACTAGCACGTGCGCCGTTCCAGAGCGCTTCTCCGTATCCTTCTGGCGTTTGGGTCATAGCCGAGTAACCAGTACCTAGAACGTCAGCCACCCCAGGTGTCAGGGCACGTGCATACAATTCAATCATAGGAGGCAAGCCTCCAAGTTGATCAAACGGATCAACAGGCTTCTTGTATGTCTCACCAGTGAAAGCACCACCTGACTGTATGTTCCCAGTTGTAGCTGTGTAATAGTTCGAGAGTCCAGATGAAGGGAACCACAACACATCAGCGATGCCCTTAGCTCCTCGTTCTAAATCTTCTGCCTCAGTAAAGAAAGCGTTGCCTGTTGCATGATCCATGGCAACCTGAGTGAGATACGCAGCGGCAGTCAATTCATGAAAGCGTGGAAACTCGATACCTTCTTCGGCAGGACGCCCTGGGACTGGAATATACCAGTTCATGATCTTGTTATATTCCGACCGACGGTTCATCATGTAGTCAACATATGACACACCGTTCGGATCAGTGCCTAGTGCTTGGGTCATAGCGTAAAGGGACGCTGTGGGTGCTACATAATACAGCCATGTACGTGCCGTAAACTTGGCAGGGTTCTCTGTATATGCAGCACCAATTTTCTTTACACCTTGCACAGTGGCGTTATACCATGGAATGGCCGTGCGTCCAAACTCAGTCGCAGGACCATAGAGATACTTACCAGTCAAGCCAAGTGTGTGACTCACACGGCTGGTCTCATCTTCAAATCGAATGGCGTGTTGTCTCTTGGCACCAGGAAGCTTAGTGAAGTACTCGCCACCAATACGAGGATCACCAGTCATGTTACGTGCACGGCTTGCAAGTTCTGGCAGTGATACACGTCCCTGGTTGCGTCGCGCGTAGTCAAAAGCTGCGGCATTATGGACAGAGTTGAGCAATGAGCGATAAGCCTCAAGCGCTTGTTTGGCAGGGCCTGTAGAGGAACGAATTGCGTTAGCCAGTCGATTATTGGCACTGGTTTGCTGTTGTAGAATTGATCCTCGACCACCTCCCACCGTTTCGAGTTGATGATACAAACTGTTCTGATAGGCATGGGCTAGGCGTTGGCTGAGGGCATCAACGTTACCCTGACCAAATACGTTAGTGAGCCAACCGCCACTATTGGCATCTAAGGTCTTGCTGATGTAGTTGGCCATCTGCGGACCAAGTTGTCGTGGAATGGCCATGTGTGAACCAGCAAACGTTGGACTCCTCATTCCTTGTTCAGTAGTGATCTTGCCAATACCCCAGTTACGATACAAGCTTGTTGCTGCAAACCATGGAGCAAGTTCACCTGTAGTTGTAACCTCAAGCGCACGTTTTGCAGTGTAGAACAAGTTGCCGCCCATACTCGTCATATAGTAAGGGTCCATGCGAAGGATGTCAGCGAGCAATGGATCAGTTGTATAGCGCTCAGTTACACCACGACGCTTGAACTCGACAACATTTTTGGCCCAACTCTTATTGTCTTTTAGTTGTTCGGTACTCACAGGAACGAATAGGTTAGGCATAACCCTCCTAACCTCATCCACGTATTTGCCCTTTGCTTCATTTTCCATACGAGCACGAAGACGCTCACGCATGTCCTTTGCAAGGGCCTCTGTGGCACTACCACGCTCAGGGGCGTTGAGGTGTGACTGTTGCGGGTCGCGTGGATGCATTGGGACTTCGTGTTGCCAACTGCGTTTGAAGAAGGCGTTTTGTGAAGTAGTAACGGTCGCATATTCACCCGTTACTTCGAAGTTGCGCAGGTTACGTGTGATGTCCCAATACTCTTTAGCGATTTGAACAACCTCTGGATTGGACGCCTCCAAAGCGCGCTTGACATTTCC